ATCATGGCGCACCCATTCATTTTTGCGAAATTCTCCGCTGACTCCTGCATATCGACGATCGTGTCTAAGTTACCGCCCGCTAAAAATATATGTAGAGATTTCTTGCGCGGGAAATGCAAAATTTCCGTCACCGCGCACGCGTCCTCCGCAGGCCAAAATTGCATGATACGCTTTCTAACAGCGTCTACAACATCCTCAATGGTATGCGTATTGCCTCCTGCATTAAGCGCGTCTTGGAGCCACGGACGACACCGTTCTATCTCTTGCTCTAAGGTTACCTCTGTATCGTCCATAGCTTATCCAGAACTTACCTTAACTGTACCGTTGTCATTCCATAACTGGCCCGCTACATTTGGGTCGCTCGTTTCCAAATTAGCGTTGCCCTTATTCGCCAACAACTGCGCAAACTCATTGCTACGGCTGACTACGACCGCAAGCACTGAGGCATCAAAAAGCATTGCGCCATCTTCTTTTGCAGTATCTCCCGTGTCTTTTTGGCTTAACAGGGAGCCTTTACGAACTAAATAATCGTTTAAGTCTTCCGCCCACTGGTCAGGGTTTTCAGGGCTGTATGGCGGTGGAAACTCCCTGCTCACCGCTGACCTCCATTTGTGACCCGTAGCCGCACATCGCCTAAACGCCAATTCTGCCCAGCATCCCCGACAATCCGCATTCGTAGCTGCCTGCCAGTGAACCTCACGCTTGTAGGGTTGGCTGGATTAAATGGCCCGTGTGTAGTTTCTGTGTCGTTGGGATAGAAGCGCGTTTTAAATGTCAAAGACACATCGCCCTGCGTTTTTTCTTCAGGAATCAGTTCCGTCACCCGCGCTACATTCTCGCCATCTGCAAAATTTATTGGCCCAGACTCGAGGAATACTTCGCTGCCGCCGTGTCCGTAACCTAATTCCTGACGGTATACCTTGCCGTCATCGCCAACCCACAGAGGATCATCAAATGACCCAGAGTCATCACCTGTGACCCTGGTAAGCGAGCCAATGAGCCAATGTCGCTCTCTGTAATCATAGGCAACATAACGTGTCGATTCATCTGCCGACTCGCCGGGATAGAACCACCACACCTCATTGTATTTTTGGTTGGAAACGCACCACCCATGACTTAGCTTGTCACGGTTCATCTCAGTGAATACTTTGTCATGCACCTCACATGGCAGCACCTGTGCGGTTGAGCCGTCATATACGAAAAAGTTGTTATAGCCCATCCAAAACGCCGCTGGGCCAACGCTTGAAAGCATATTCCTGCCCACCAACCCACATGAGTCACCGATCTTTTGGAATCCAAAAACTATCGGCGGTCCTTGATATGTCGCGGTCCAGCAATCTGTCGTTGTTAGTAGTAGCGTCCGACCCCTGACTCGGCATCCAGCCATCAGGTCACCTGGGGTTTGTAGCTCTAAGTCGCCCGCCTCATTCGTTACTTGTGGCGACCAGACCGTCAGGTTTTCTCTGTCACACCACTGTACCTTCCTAGTATTACCGTCCGCACCTAAACAAAACACAAACCGCTCTGCCGTTACCACTATGGCTAAGTTATCTGTCGGGGCATTTGTAACTTGTGCAGCAATCGTTGTCGGATCAGCGTCAAATGCAGACTTATCCCAATCGTACAGCTTGCCATCCGCATCGCTACACGCCACTAAGTCCTCGCCCCAGTTGTCCAAAGACCATGTAGTCGCTGGCGCTGTCGCGTAATTGCGTTCTCGCTCGACACCATAAAACCCTTGACCATAAGTTTTACCGCCATAACCGAGGTTTTCTGTTGCTATCTCTGTGCCAGCGGTGAAGCTGTTTGGCGTTATGTCGTAGACTGTGCCATTACCATTTAAAACTACCAAGCGGTTATATGATCCCGCCGCAAGGTATGGCGACCCGTCGAGGGTAGTCCATGCGTGCGCTCCACGGCTCTGCCTGCCTTTTTTTCTTACAATAATGCTAGTAACGGTGCCGACCGCGGTGCTACTTGTGTTGAATCCCGTGCTTGCAGCGGTTGCAAAAGACCCAGGTAAAGTTATTTCTTGCGTGTGCGTTCCTGCGGCTGTAATTGCAGACCCGGTGGTGCCAGCAACTGTGGGCGTTATGGACCCCGCTGTCAGTGCCGATACAGTTATTTCAATAACGTAGACTTTTGACACCTCTAAGTCGGTGCTGATGTCTTGCAGGAAACTACCTGCGCTACCCGCTGTGAAGGTTACCTGACCGTTAGTGGTGTCATGCGTTACGTTGCTTGCAGTCCATCCTGTGGAGTTTTCTAAACTGCCGTGCGCCAAAAGCTGCTCAATGTTTGCGAACTCCGCAAAGCCACCAACAGGCTGTGGCGCATTGTTATTCCAACGGACGAGACTGGAATCCCGCCAACGGCCCTTTGAATCTAGGTCATTGCCGTGATTGTAAATTCCTGCTGGGATGTCTAGCTTAACTAGTGGCATTACGGTGCATCCGCTGTAAACCCTACGAATGAGCCATACAAAATGCCATCGCACTTCCAAAGCTGGACCCAATTCGTGTTCGTGGCGTGAAGGGTTGGCTCTGCGCCAAAAACCCAGTGCATATTGGACGGCCATGCAATCGTATCTGTTCCGACACTTGTAATTTTGAGTTTCATAAATTCACCGTCAGCCATTGTGATGGTGAGGCTCGTTACATTTCCGCTAATGGACATGGTTTGTATAGTGCCATCGGCAACGTCGAGCGTTACGCTGCCCGATATACCGCTTTTATCCTCAACCTCTTCTGTAACCTTGCCTGCTAGCTCCAAATCTTTAAGCTTTACCGTTGCCGCTGGAGACCCAGCAGTTCCGCCGTTTAGAAGAGTGTCTAAATTAGTCCAGTTGGTATTTAGCTTTGTACCCCAAGCGTCAGCATCGCCACCAACGGAGGGTAAATTGAAATCAAATTTGCTTGTGTCTGCCATGCCTCAAAATCCTAGTTTGTAGTGTTCGTTGATGGGAACAGCCGCTTCCTGCCGGGTACAATAATACGCACTGCGCCATTCCGCCCGTCTCGACCACTTATTTGAAATCCCAGCGCGTTTGACCCTGCCGGTGCCCCCGCACCACCGCCGAACCCGCTGGTATTGGACACAAAAGACCCAGTACCGCCATCACCACCGTTAAAACCTGTCGCGCTTCCGTTTGACCCTTGCCCAAATATGTCTGTGCCGCCGCCGTAACCCCCATATCTGCCCGTACCAGTGTTACTAGAGCTACCGCCACCGCCACCGCCACCTGCGCCATTAGTGTTGTTTTGCCCGCCACCTGCGCCTTGGCCTCCAGCACCAGAATACCCACCGGCACCGCCACCGCCTAAACCTGTCTGACTAAATCGGTCATCAGCTTGGCCGACACCACCAGCGTTAGACCCACTTACGAGCGCGTCTGCGTTAATAACAACAGAATCAGCGGATGACTGACCCCCGCCCTTACCTCCCGGTGCTAATAAAAGTGTGGTGCCGCCCCGGCTTATGCTTGACGATCCGCCGTTGCTTCCTCTTTCGGCAGCAAAATCAACACCAGCAACACCTTTTGCGCCCCCCGCACCGACCACTATTGTCAATGTCTCACCAGCGGTGACCTGAAGGGTGGCGTATGCAAGTGACCCGCCCTGCCCTGACCTTGGGCCACTCCCTGGACTACCACTTGAACTGCTACCGCCGCCACCGCCAATACATACAGCAGAAATGTACACAACACCTGCTGGGACTGTATAAGTGGCCGTCCCTGTAGACGTAAAAATAGCCTCTGCATCTGCGGCTGCTTGCTGTGTCAGTAGGTCAAACATCTAATTCTGCTCATGCGGTAGTAAGTTGTCAGTCCAGCTTGCCGACCCCTCGCTTACATTTGTCCATGTATCTGACGGCTCCGTCACATTAGACCACGTATCAGCGGGTTCTGAAACTGACTCATATTTGAGACGGCTACTGATTTTCATCTGCCCGGATGCGACCATTCTCGCCGCCTGCCGAGTGTAAGTTGCCGACAGGGCGCTTTGCTGACCGCCTGTGGCCGATATAGCTGCCGCAGCGGTGACAGTGATAGGCGCACCTATAAGGGTCGTGCCTGTGCCTGCCGCCTTAAACGCTTGGAAAATGCGCCGAATTGCCGCCACATCTGCATCAGAGGTTGCTTGCGACCTATAGCCAGTATCGACCGTGAGCCGCGCACCAATACTTACGGTGGTAGCCCCGACAGCCGCCGCCGCAATCGAGCTAATATCACCCTCGGCATAGCCCGAAACCCAATAGTTTTCAACGCAATATTGGCTCATACCCCACCAACCAACCGCAAGACGCCTAGAATCAGTCCGGCTCCAAGCCCAATTGCAAACATGATTATGACGCCATCTAAAATCATCCGCTTTCGTTTGCGCTGCTTATATATCGCCTCTTCCCGCTGCGCCTTAATCTTGCGGCGCAACATAATCATCTCTTGATATGTCTCTACGCCATACGCCCACACGATTAGCTCTCTAATGTTCTTTTCCTGCTCCTCTAGCTTTTTCTTTGCTATGGTCGCGTTGAGCGCCTGCTGCTCTACTGATTGCCCATCAAACAGCCTTTTGAAGACTCCGGGTGATTCCGCCTCCTTTTCAGCTTGCTTTATATCTGCAGCGTACGAGTACCAAGACCCAAGTTTCTGCGCGACTCGTTCTATTTCTGCGCCTTGATTCACGAGCGTCTGTATACCCTTGAAGGTAGTTGACGCCATAGCAATCATAGACAAGGGGTCCATCAGTACTCACTTCACTCCTCATCTAAAATCAATGGTATTCCGGTAAGTATCTCCTGCGCTCGCTCCGCCGTAACAATCGACTGCGATGCTAAGTAGTTCACGCCATCAATGGTCTCTTGGTTAGCAACGTCAACAAAGCTCGCTGACATTAAATCATCCAGCAATATTTTTACGTTAACGTCGGTATTCGCCGCATTATAAAGAGCAACTTTTTCTGCGGCAGTAAACTTATTTCTGAACTGGTGCACCGTGTATTCAGTAATGTGAGTAGGAAGTGGGCGCGGCGGTATATCAGGGTCTACAGTGATTTCCCCGTATACATTGCCATTTTCATCGACTAGCTCTCTTATTTCATTTGCCATTTGTTAATTATCCTTCACCCATGAATAAGATACCCTGCCCACGCCAGCGGAGCTAAATGCCATTTGTAGCTGAAAAGACGTATTGAATCTCAACCCACCTGATCCAACTAGTTGCACCTCGTTGTTAGTTGTACCCCCACCACTGGGTTGATTTTTTTGAAAAAACACAGGCCAAACATATATGCCTTGATCATCAGGACAGCTTGACCAGTAGGTGTTTACCGTTCGCACTACTGAGCCGTCAATCAGAATGCGACCATAAACCTTGCGATTGCCTCCGGTTTCGTTGCGGGCATAAAAATGATTAATGTACCCGCTGCCGTTAACAGTAACCATATTTGTATAGCTAGTGCCAACCTGTGCACCGTGTTCTTCGAATGACCCATACGAACCATGCCCCGACCAGTTACAAATATCTGAGGCGCTGGTTGATGTTACAGATTTAGAGCCGCCGCCACCAAAAAACTGCGCCATATCAGTTGTCATAATTAACCCACCATCCAATAACCAGCATTTGAGCTGTATCTAACTAATCTGAACTTGCCTGCCTGAGAAAGAGTCAGGGTTGTATCGTTTGAGCCGTTAGGTAAATAAATAATTGTGCCTACAACCGTAATTGTCACTGCCCCTTTGACGTTAATAAACTCAACAATGTCCCCTCTTTGGAAGGTAGAGCTAGTAAGTGTAAATGTTGGGCCATGGCTCCACTGCTGGATGATGTGATGCGCAAAGTCGCCGCGAGTCAGCGTGAGGTTACTGCTACGGTTATAGATGTAATTTATGGCACCGCCGTTTCTCGCTGTACTTGAGTTTGGTGATTCGCTGTTATTAGCGTTAGGCAGTAAGAAGTGATCTGCTGTAGTGTAGTCAGCGCCTTTTTCAATGTCTGTTCGCGCTGTACCGGTGCCGCCGACTCGCCGTATGTCTAGCGACCCGTCAGTAGACGGACTTATGCGCCACTGCTCGCTTGAGCGATTTAGCTCTAGGTGGTTGTCGTAGGCGCTGTCCGTAATGTTCAGCTTGCCGTACAGCTTTGCACCACCACTCACAGTCTCGAACATGCGCGAGCCTGCATACGTCAAAACTACTTTTGAATACTGATTGTTTACCCAAAACTCATCGCTATTCACCGACCCAACGTAGGCGACTCTTGTGCCTGCGCTGTCATCCCAAGCAACACGGACGTTGCCGATATCGCTGGCACTCGCGGTCAGGTTGGTGTCTTTCAGCGTAATAGCATCGCCGCTTGATTGCGAAACCTCAAGACCAGAGCTAGCAAGACGCATACGATGACTTTCGTCCGTATAAAAATCCATTGTGTCAGCAAGCGTTGCGTGACTGCTTCCGCGACCGATAATTTTTGTTTGGTCTGAAGTATTCCCAAAATGAAGAACGCCAGAATCTCCGCTCTGACCAATCTTTACATCTCCACCCACCTCAAGCTTTTCGTCTGGGTCTGTTACATTGACACCCAAGCGCCCTGACGCATCTATTCTAGCTCGCTCTGTAGCAGTGCCTGATGCTATCGTGTCAAATTTGATAACAGGAGTGCTTGCACCGTCAGAGCCGCTTATTCTCGCGCCGGTATCTGTGTCTCTTGTGAGTCGCATATTTACATTTGCTGATGTGGCATTTATATGAAGCTCATCAGCAGGGCTTGCAGTATTAATGCCGACGTTTCCCGAGAGCACCGGAGATGTCAACGTCTTGTTGGTCAGCGTGTCAGTTGTTGCCCGGCCTACCAGCGTGTCTGTAGCCGGTGGCAGTGTTAACGTGACATTGCCTGAGTATGCGCTGTGTGGTGATGATTGCAGCGCAGTGTAGTGAGCGTTACTAACCTCGCAGTAGAACTTAATGTTACTGACCGACCCAGAGTTTTTCAGCCCGATCTCGCCAGACGCTATATCTACCAGACCCTGCACCTGCAACGCATGGCTGAAGTCAAACGTGTCGTTTGTCGCATCCCACAGGATAGTGGCGTCAGTGCTGCTACTCACCGCATCCTGAATAGTAATACCCGCGCCATCAGCAGAACCTGATGAGTCGCCGGTCGAGTAGTTGAGGGTGATGTTTTTGTCTTCGACCTGCAGCGTGGCGGTGTTTAGGGTTGTAGTAGTCCCCTGTACCGTCAGGTCGCCGGTCACCGTAGCATCGGCCACCGTGATGTTGCTGTTGGCCTCTAGCTTGTCGCTGTTAAGGTTTGTGAAGTTGGCGTCTACCTCGTTATGCGATAGCGCCGACCCCTTCCCTGCACGCGTTACAATGGTAGCCATTAGTCAAGTGTCACCTTCAGGTTGCCCGCCGAAATACGCAGTATATCGCCGGTGCCTACGGTTTTTGGCAACGCGGTTGTAAAGTCTGACGGGTCTGTTAACTGCGCGTGAGCCAGCATATTTCCACTAGTTGACGCATCAAAGATGCCTGCATGGGTGATCGTACCCCACGCGGCCTGCGCCTGTGGAAACTCCACGTTTGCGCTACTGGCTGCTGTAGTCGGTGATGTGCCTGACACCGTAAAGGCCACAGACTGCCGTGCGTAGCCGTTGCCAGACAATTCCGTACCAGCCGCACTGTCACTCCCGGCGGACGTAAAAAGCCCTACATAGACCGTCGTTGGCGCTGTATAAGCGTTTCCGCCGAAAACGTGCTCAAGCACCTTGTCTTCTAAGTAATCTGAAAAACTCATCCTAGCCCTCTCACTTTCATAGTTAGACCGCTGCCTGACAT